ACCTCTACTTTTCATTAGGTTATGAGGAATACAGGTGATCTGTAACAAATGGCAGGCACAAGATCAAGTGTTTTCTTACACCTGCCACACAATATCTAGATTAAGATACTTTTTTGAAAATTTTATTGTTTTTTTTGATTGTGAGCCCTTTTACGTGCCTTTTCCACGGTTCTAACTGTTTGCTTAATGTAAGCGCTAGTTCTATTGCCATGGCGTGGGTCTTACCTTTAGTAGACTCGTCTATCTCTATTGTTATCTTTTCGTTCTTGGTCGTTCTATTACTACTATCGTCCATTGAGTTTACGTCCTCCTTGTACAAGTAAATCAGCTCTAAGTTTATCAACTGACTTGCCTGTCTTTTTCGCGATGGTTTTAAGTTCAGAATCAACAAGTTTTGCTATCATTGCCCCTGGTCTTCTAAAACCTTTCTCACCCATAGCTGTAATAATTTTATAGTTTTCTATATCTACAGCTACACTTTTCCATTTTCTCGTGTCCATATTTTATACTCCGCTTTAGTTTTGCATTTACTTTGACAAATTTGTAGGTGTTCATCTGCATAGTATTCGGCCACAGATCTCGTACCATTAAATTTGTTTGTTTGTCTATTAATGGCAGCGATTCTTCGCTCTCGCCAATCTCTACTTTGTACAGTTTTCTCTGCTGACATTGTTACCATCCTTCTCTATAAACCAAACATATGACCACTCGTCATGTCCTGGTGTACATTTTTTACCTAACTTCATTGTGTAACCACAACCCGTTAGAAATAAAAATAATGCTAGTATTGATACTATTTTCATTGATTCTCCTTATGAGTTATAAATTGTATAGGCTAATACTCCTATAATAATAAATAAAATTTTAGGAGGTATTATTAATATTGCTAATAAAAGTAATAACCTTCCTAAATGTTTCATTGATCCCTCTTTTCATTGATTGCTTCAAGACTTTCTATTTCATCATCAACAAAATCTGCTGCAACCCACATATTAAGTATCTTTGCTGGATGTCCGTCTTTAAAGTCAAGTTCTACGTTGACTAATCTATCTCGGCTATCTACAAAGCTTTCAGATGTGCATCCACATTTGTTACCTTCTTTGTCATGTGTATGTACTTTTGATAAAATATCATCTACGTCCTTTACAAATTTAGCAAAAGCTTTAGAGCTGCTTTTAAGTTTTAATTCACCCATGCGTCCCTCCATGATTTAAACTTATCTTGTATAAAATCAAAAACAGCATAGTAGCTTGTCTCTGCTTTTAATACTCTTGCAAAAACAGCTTTATCTATTTCTACTCCATTGTGATAAAGTTTTAGTTCACCTTTATCTCTTTCAAAGGTAATCAATATAGCATCGGTGTCTGCACCTAATGTTTGTACAATGTCATCAGGTTTATTTTTAAAATTAACTTCTCTGATGTTAGTAGTAGGGTGCGTTAAGTTTTCTACCACCTTTTCAAGTGTACTTGGTTTTTTGTCATTGTCTTCCATGATATACTCCTATTGTTTCCTTGAATTTATACTTATTTCAATATTAAATGCAAGGACTAAATGGGATATTATGAAATTTATTTTGACTATTTATGTTTGTTCTTTCATGGACTTCACTTGCGCTCCAGGTGTTACTCATCCCGATACTTTTAATTCATGGGCAGAATGCACAATTAAAGCTTTTGATGAATCTAGAGACTTAATTACTTCAGTACCACAAGATATAGTAGAATCTAATAGACTAGCCACTAAATATACTTGTACACCAGCTGTAGGCACATAGGGTTGTATTCCTACCATATTTTGTTATATACTATCTTATGAAAAGTTATCGCGTTCAGATGAGATACGAAGGTAAGCATTATGATGGGATAATTAAGGCTGACAACGATGTTTTGGCTTTACAACAGTTCGATAAAAAACTGACCAATGGTGAAATCAAAGCAAACGATGAACCTCTTTATACAAAAAAATTTGTGTTCATCACATATGAGGAGCTAAAAAATGGCACTACAAATGCTAATATCGGAGAAGCTTCAGTTGGAGTCCAAGTGGGCCAGTCAGGCGTTACAACAGGGTAGAGTAACTACTGATATGAAGTGGATTGATATAAAGATTAAAGACTTAAAGAAAAGAATCAATGAACAAAGCGTTATTGATGCATCTGAAAGTCTTCTAAACAGCTAGTAAAAAAATACTAGCAACCTATCAAAAAATCATTTATAAGACAGGCTATCTATGCCATCAAACAAAGGAGACTCGTATGCTGATATTCCTAACTATATTAGGCACTATGTTGAATCAACCGAACGAGGCCACATTATTAAAATTCTTACTGAAACAGGACTCCACACATACAATTGTAAATGGAGAGAATATAAAAGAACGAAGCCGATTACCGAAAATAAAAACAAAGTCTAAAATATTAGATGAGTTTTAAAAAAATTCACTATTATCGTTTTAAAAATGTTTTTTCACAAAGTAAAATTGAAGAAATTAATAATACTGCAGAAGATAATTTTTATAAGGATGAACCTGAAGACTTTGCTGCTAAAGACAATAGCAATAAAAAAATTAAAAATTTAGATACTAAGTGGATTTTATACGGCAAAATAAAACATTTATTGTCTGGTGTAGTAGATAGTGTTTTATATTTAAATGATAATCATTTTGGATTTAATATTAATCCTATTAGAGATAAAGATTTAATTAATTACAACATTTATTCTTCAAAAACTCAAAGCGATTATGATTGGCACATTGATTCAAATCATAATCAGTTTCAAGATATAAAATTAACTTGCTTAATTAATATTTCAACACAAAAGTATGAAGGTGGAGACTTTCATATTTTTAATGGAGGTTCATATGCTGTGTCAGAATTTAGCGATCCAGGAGATATCCTTGTATTAAAATCTTATTTAAATCACAAAGTTATGCCTGTGCTTACAGGGGAAAGAAAAACATTAGCTTTATTCTTTCAAGGCCCGTCTTTTAAATAATTCCTATATCTCTAAGTTCTTGCGGTGGCCGTTGTACGGTACACATTGGACAATCTACTCTAATCTTTTCAGATTCAGATGTGTCTTTCCATACCCATACTTCTCTTAAGTCTTTACATCTAAGACATTGATGTTCAGGTTTAGGTCTATATTTTTCTTCTGCCATTTCTTTCTTTGCCTCTCTAAATAATTTTAACATGGCCCTATACGCAGTGCCACCATTATAATTATCATTCATCTTTAGCTTCGCCCCAAGATTTACCTAAAGCTACATCACACTTGAAAGGCACTTTTAAATTCTCTACTGCATTTTCCATTTTATCTCTTATGGTTGTGATCTCTTTATCGGATCCAATACTAAAACATAATTCATCATGTATCTGTAACAATGGTAGATGACCAGCTTTATAACAATCAATCATAGCTTGTTTGGCTTGATCTGCAGCTGAACCCTGTATTAATCTATTCAAAGCTTTGTAAGTAAATGCTCTACGTATATTATTTCCGTAATTAGCTTTAGCTTCATTATAATCCATGGCTTGATTCATTCCAAAAGTTGCTGGCTCCCATTTATCAAATCTACATTTTCGACCTTTTATGGTCCTAATAAAACCAAACTTACTTGCTGATTGTGTGACAGCACCAGCTAATTTTTTAACAAAAGGCACTCTAGAATTATATTTATTTAAAAGTATTTCTGCTTTATCTTTATCAATACCAAGTTCCTTTGATAACTTTGCTTTACCCATGCCATAGAAAAGACCCAAATTGATCGTCTTCGCTTGAGTTCTAGATATTCCAGCCATGTCAGCTACAATTTGATGAAAGTCTGCTGATTCATCTGCATAAGCTTGAATAAACTCATCAGATCCATCAAGACGCTCTCCGATAGACGCTGAGTAGTGTGCTACCAATCGTGGCTCCTGCTGTGAATAATCAAACGAACCCCATTGTCTGCCTTCCTCAGGAAGAAATAGAGACCTTATTTTGTTACCGTATTCTTTATTCCTAGCTGGTATTTGTTGAAGATTAGGATTCGCGTAAGATAATCTGCCCGAAACAGTTCCACCTTGATCTGATCTCAATTGGTTTATCTCTGCGTGTATTCTGCCTTTATGTACATATCTTTGTATTGAATCTATAAATGTCGAATGAAATTTATTTATTTCTCTTGCTTCTCTAACAAGGCCAGCTATGGGATGCTCACAGTTCTGTAACCAGTTAGTAGTGAAAGATGGTTCATCAGATTTTGCAGTTCTTGGATACTCTACACCTAGTCTGTCAAACACTTGTGCTACACTTCTTGCGGCCCAAATATCTACATCTAAGGTAGTCTCTTTTTTAATTTTATGTAAAACTTCTTTTTCTTTTAATCTAAATTCTTTTTTAAGTAATGCTGCTTTTCTTTCATCAACTCTTATTCCTGTGCGTCTCATTTCAATTAATATAGGTAAAAGTTCCATTTCCATCTCCCATACATCATTGATTGATTGTTTTTGTATCTCACCTTTAAATCTCTGCCATAGTTTTAAAGTAAGTGCAGCGTCTTGCTCTGCATAAAAACCAACATACCCTGCAGGCATTTTCCAAAGATCTTGTTTAGGATCTATACCCCATTCTTTTGCTTTCTCTTTTAAAAAAGTTTCGTTTTTTATCTCACCTAAATAATCTTTAGCACATGCGTTAAGTGAGAAGCTCCATCTATTTTCATCAATCAAAGCTGCAGCTACCATGGTATCTACAATCTTACCATTTATTTCAAAACCGTTTGCTAATAACCAACCCACATCATAAGAAGCATTGTGAAATATTTTTGTGCTAGGTCTCTTAAGTAAATCAACCATGAACGCAGTTGTTACAGCTAGATCCATATTACCACCAGCATCGTGTTGTATTGGAAAATACCATTGCTGCCCTAATGCAGCTACAGCAAAACCTACGATGCCACCATCAAAAGTTGCCCATCCAGATCCTTTCGTTTTTAAGTTAGGATCTTTTGTTTCTAAATCTATCGCAACCTCATCGGCAGCTCTAAGATCAGGGTACTCTGATGGCGCGACCCAATCACTATCATTGTAAATGAAATTTAATTGATGACTCATGAGTCTTGCATTTGAGCTATCATTTGTGCCCACTCCTCTTCTTTTTGAGGTGCATCATCAGGAATTTTCTTTTTCATAAAGTCTATCTCCATTTCACAATAATGAATTATTTTTTCTAAATCTTGAATTCCACCTTTGTTTTTGTATCTGCACGTATATCTAATTACATTGGCTTGAAAGGGATTTAGGCTATTTTCTTGGATAAATGTCCAAGGTTCTATGACAAAAGATTTATAGTGAGATCCACCAATTTGTTTCTTAGGCATAATTACTTTTATACAATTTATAATATTTAGACAAGGGAAAATGATACTTATGATATGTACCTAATAAGTGTAAAGTATTTATAGTTCTAGTAACTCCTGTATACCAAACACGTAACTCTTTTACTCTGTCTTCTAAATTTTTTCTATCAAAATGCGATGGAAAATTACACTTGGCCGAGATTACAACATTATCAGCTTCGCCTCCCTTAACTTGATGTATAGTATCTATGATGATTCTTGCTTTATCATCTAAATTTACTTCGCTGTTTAGAAGCTTTCTAAAGTAGTATTTCTCTTTATCTTTAAACTTTCTTTGAAAAGCATCTATCCAAGGTTTACGTTCCTCTACCATTCCACCTTGTAAATGTAGTTGCTCAAAATTAAAAACTTGATTTGGGTGGGCAAAGCTCCACTTCTTACTGTCCGCTGATCGGTAGCCGTGATCTATGTTTAATAAATAGTTATACATATTACATGCATCTTCTCTTGTTATTGAACCACCATCACATATACTTTGCCAATCACCAATAGCTTTCCATTGATTAATATCAAATGATTTGTTCCCACGCATATCTTGAAAATATAAACCTAACTTTCTTGCTTCGTCTTGCATCTCTTTTTTTACATCATTGATTCGTGCAAGTACCATCCAAGATCCTTGTATCTCCCAAGGTATTTTTTTTAACGTGCTCCATTTATAAATCTCTCCATCGCTTTCATTTGATGTAAATTCTTTTTGAATTCTATGTCCTTCCATACCGTTTAAAAGACACTTAGAAAAGAAATGTACTTTTTTATTTAGTCTTCTAGATTGTTTTAATATTTTTACTTTACCAGGAAAGGTTTGAAAGAATATAACATCAGCACCATTCCATTCATAGATAGCTTGATCATCATCACCTGCTATGTAAACTTTATCTGAATTCATAGCTAACTTCACAACCATGTCCCATTGCAGAGGGGTAAGATCTTGAGCTTCATCCACCATTAATATTTTAAAAGGTAATGCTAGGCCTGACTCAATGTATTTCTGCACCATGTCTGTAAAATCTAATCTATCATTTTTAAACTCACCTGGATTAGCTTCGTAAGTTTTATATTGTTCATATCCTGCAATAATTGATTTAAATTGTTGTAACCTAACTTTTTTCCTAGGTTCTTTTTTATATAGATCTATTGGATCCATCTTCATATTTCTTGCTCTATCGTAAATCTGTAAAGACCAATTGTTATAAACTTTTTGATCATCCCAAGTAGGTTTATAATTAATTTTTACTGTGCCATATTGAGTGTGAAACTGCAGCATGTCTACCTTTGGATCTAATACAGGTATGTCAGAGAATTGTTGTCTAGCTAGACTATGTAAAGTTCTAAAATATTTAAAATCATCTTCATCATAACCTTTAAATTGTTTTCTTACTCTATCTCTACATTCTTCAACAGCTTTGTTTGTAAATGAGATATAACAAATCTCATCAGGTGAGATACCTCTTTTTAAAAATCTTGCTACTCTTTTTAAAAGTCTATGAGTTTTACCTGTTCCTGGTGGACCAAAGAACTTAATTGTTTTCCCATGGAGCTTTTGCTTTAGTAAATTTGACATCTTTGTTTCTGTGTTCTGTTTGTTTTGGTAATGTTGCAACCCAATGTCTCGCTTGTATACCTTGGAATTTTGCTTTTTTCTCACAACCT